GGTTTAGGTTTTGTTACACTAATAGTAGAATAAGCTATAGGTGAATATTCTTTTAACTCAATCGTATATTCAATATCTCCTACGGCTCCACCAACTTCTTTCCATTCAAAGGAGCGAATGGTTACCTGTAAGTTAACATTAGTAGTAGTTACTTGCAATAGCAGGACTTTCTTAGCATCCATCCAATCCTGAATCTTCTTTACATATTCTTGAGGTTCTAACAAGTCATGCGTAGAAGCGTATAAAGGTCGGATTTTTGGGAAGAATGATTCTAAAGTGTATTCTTTAAGATTTCTTCCACTTATTACGGTCTTTTCATCACCGTTTGCTAATACTATATCTTCGAAGTTTCGTGTATAACTTTCACCGAACTCTTGAGGGTTTACAGGAATCTGCAATTTATCTTTAGTACCGTTACTTAACCAAATTTCCATTATAATCACCTCGCGGATTTTGGCTTATTGGCCGCTTTTTCTTCTTGTTCTATGCGAAGTAAAGTAGAGGCATAAATAAAGTTCTTTACGCCCCTTGGTTTATTATAGACTTCGTCCGGCATTATATTCTTATCCTGCAATAAGATGTGCAACATACTTGCTTCAAAGTCCTGCTTGATTAGTTTTTTATTTCAGTAATCTGCTCTTCATCATCTTTATCGAATCCGTTAAGCTCAGCAATTTCTCCAAGCAAATGAGTTACTTCACCGAATAGTAAACGCTGCTTAATAGCATCTACAGCATCATGTACTCCCATAGCTTCAAGCAATTTTTCATCTTCCCAGTTAGGAACGATACAAGCTTTAGCAATTGTAAGATAATTGAACATATCTTCATCTAGGAATTTTTTACCTTTCGCACCTAAGCGAGTAGAACGCTGTTGAATCTTAGAAGCTTCTTCCGGTGTTAGTGCCTTGATCTCAAAGTCGATACCGAAGCGTTTCATAGGGACCGTCTTACGAACATCATTACTTGCACCCAATAGGGCTTGTAAAATATCTTGATTTGTCTTTTCTGCCATGTTAATCTCCTCCAAATATATGGTATTACATAATATATATGCTTCTAGAGCCTATTTTGCATACCTTTTCTAATATAAAATTCTCATTTTATTTTCTGTGTTTAGACCTAAAAAAATAGGGAAGGATTTTACTCCTCCCCTAATTAATTACTTAACCTTGTCAAGAATCTCATAACCTGAGAATGTGAATGGAAACTCCACTTCAGCGATTTCTCCAGCAGAGAAGTTACCTAAAGGAATAGATGTGAATACAACATTCTTTAGGCGAACTCGGTAAGTTTTACCAGCATCAGGGTTAGTGTTTTTAATAACAATCTCAGTACGGAACTCGCTACCTGATTGGATAGCTCCTACTTTCTCAAGTAAGTCAGTGTTAACGAAAACACCTGTTAGAGTTCCTGAACCAGCAAGACCCATATTGCGGTAGAAAGTCCACCAATGACCAAGCAAATTCAACTCCGCTTGGTTAATCTCAACGGAAGCTTCGACTTCAGTTACGTTAGTAAGCCATTTACCTTCCATGAAAACTTCCGCGTCTGTACCACGGAATACAGTTTGAGGCGCTAATCCCATTTTTCATTACCTCCTATTTTATTAGACAGTAACTGTCATATAAACATATTCAATAGAATCCAAGAAGCGAACAGTGATGTTAATGTAAAGATCTGCACCGATTGAAGGGATAGTTTTATCAACTTCAACAACGAAGTCAGGAGCAACTACATTAGCATTAGATAGAGTTTCAAGATATGCTTTAATTGCATTTACTACTGCAATTTGTCCATCTGGGCTATTAGTGATTTGACCAACATAAGAGTCATTAACTGCTTTGTTAATATCATCAATCATAGCTTGCTTAGCACGTACAGTACGGATCTTGTTAAACTCTTGGTCAGTAGTATCACCTAAAGTTAGACCTTGTTCAATCTTAGGTTGATCTCCATCCATAACAGTAACTACAAGACCTGCAGCTAAAAGTTCTTTAACCTCTACGTTGCGGTAACGAGTAATAACTTCAGAGAATGGTACTTCAACAAAAGTAATGGATCCATCAAGAGCTGAACCAGCAATAAGACCTGCAATATAGCAAGCATACATTTCAGCACTTACAGTATTTCCTTCTCCATCCTTAACGCCGTTTGCAACGAAGACTGCATATTCATCTTGAACAGCAATTGCCTTAGTTTGAACTCCGTCAAGATCGCCTTCTTCAGCGTCATCTGCATAAACAACTACGAAAGATTTACCTTCAGTTTTACTTGTTTTTAACCAAGTATCAATTGTTGCTGCGAAAGAATCAGCAGAACCAGGCTCTGGAACAAAGATATGAAACTCATAAGTTTCAAGTGATTGTAAAGCAGTAGTATATTCACCAGTAGTAACTGTAACTGCAGGAGCAGTCGGAGACTTAGCTGCAACAACTACTTCAGAAGCACCGCCGACAAGAATGTATTGAATGTCTTTAGTATTAGCTTCGCCAAATAGTGCATTAGCTTGTTCCATGTTAGTAACTCTATATACCGTGCCACTTTGTGCAGTTCCGCCTGTGAAAGTAGTTTTAACAGTAGCAACTTTAGCACGTGCGCCTACGCCAATTGCAGCGATAGCTTTTTCAATAAAGCGAACATATAAACCTGGGCGATCCCCAGCAGCTTTAGTAAATGTTCCACCTGTTTTAACTGTAACTGCCATCTATTTTTCTCCTCCTATTTTGTACTAAGTAAGAATTACTGAGGTTCTTGTGTTTCAAAAATAACCCTCTGTAGCAATTCAAACTCACTTTGATTAACTGTGTGAGTTGTATCAAAGTCAAAGTTAATTTCAACGCAATACATCTCATTCTCATCAACAGAAATCTCAATAGATTCAATATTTTCAATTCTTACAAATCTATCAGTTTCTGTACCATCTTCATTAAGTATAGGAATTTTCCTATGTTCTTCAAAGATAGTATTTGTTAATTTATTGACTTTATTTTTTAATTCAACTTCATCTTGACCGAAGCAACGAACGTATAAGTGAACATTATTTATAAAGTAATATGAATTTAGAGCTTCGGTTCGAATATCGCATTTGTTAAGTAAATAACAAGGATACTCGACTCCATCAGGTATGCTTTGTACATAAGCATTCATTGGTTCTTTTTGGACAAAGTATGCAAAAATGGACTTAATAAACTGTTCTAACATTATTGCACCTCTCTCCGTTGACATAACGCTTCAAGCATATTGTTCTCATTAATTACAATCATATCTACTTTAAATCTTCCATGAATTGGAGACTCAATATAATCTTCTTTATTAATAGGCGCTTCCCTATTAAATGTTACAACTACAGAGTCATGTTCAACATCAGTTCTCTTATCTTCCAAGTACTTATTTCTATCAGTTGAGAAACTACATCTGATACCTGTTAACACAGGAGTATTGAAATCGTACTTATATTCATATGAAGTTAAGCCAAATTTTGTAACCGGAACTTTAGCAACTCTAAATACTGAAACAACATCTCTAAAGAAGTCGCCGTCTGTAGGACCAACAATTCCTTCAGCAGTAGTAACAATTTGTTTAGTAAGAATCTCCATAAATCCTCTATCTTCAACAGATGGATCTTGCCAAGACATAATTGCCAAGGTGCGGTTTTTCCACTTAAATCTGTTACCTACATTTAGTAATGAATCGAGAGCAGCTTGCTCCCGAATCATCACCTTGAAGAAACTATCAGTTTCACTTCGTATAAAACCATCCTTAAGGACGTGTGCCCAGACAGTGATATTGTCAGTATAAGAGCCATCCGAGTTTAAAACTTGGAATGTTAATCTCTCACTCATGCCGGAGAAATTAAATTTTTCGTTCTTATATCTTGACATTTAATCACCCCATAGCAGTTTTTGCAGAAGCTAATTTAGTATATAAAGCATTAGCAATAGCATCTATATCAGAATCCTGTCTTACAATAAACGTATTACCTGTTACAGATACTCCCCCACCAATTCCGCCTTTGTCAGCGGCTTGTGCTTCAGAACGTGTAAGAATACGTTCACCTTTATGAAGAGTTGCTTTGTAACCATCATAAGGAACACGGTTAAGTCCGCCATGATGCTTATTACCATCTCCACCAGAACTTCCAACAATACCTACTAACTCAGCAGCTTTCTTTAACGCAGCTGGTACGCTAAAGTTTTTCAATGCTCCGATAGCACCTGAGATTTTATCCCATAATGTACCAAACCATTCAGCTGCAGCAGAAGCAGCATCTTTAACCCAGTTAATTGCATCTCTACCAGCATTAAGTGCGGCAACACCGGCACCTTTCAACCAGTTCAAACAAGCTTGAACAGCATTACGGAAAGTTTCAGATTTATTGTAGGCAACAATTAAAGCTACACCTAAACCAACAACAAGAGCGATTATTAATCCAATTGGGTTAGCAAGTAAGGCAGTATTCAATAACCATTGAGCAGCAGTCATTAGTAATGTACCATTTCTCCATAAAGTAATGGCAGTTCTTAATACTGTGATACCTGCAGCAACTGTATTAACAATCTTAAGTGTTGCTAGAGCAGCAACCACTCCCGCTACAACAGCTGTAATAGCAGGCCAGTTATTAACAACCCAGTCAGAGAATTGCTTTACTAAATCTAAAGCAGTTTGGAAAATCCCATTAATTGCAGGCCAGTTAGCATTAATATCACTTGCAACTAAATTAAAGATTACTTGAGCGTTAGTTAGGATACCAGAAATAGTAGGCCATGCTTGTTCCCAAGAAGCTTTAATATTATTGAATAAATCAATAGCAGGCTGCCATCTTTCTTTAATAGCACCTACATTAGCACCAAAGTTATTTACAAAGTCGATTGCTTTTTGAGTAAGATTTGCTAATCCTGCACTCATTGTATCAATGAATGGTTGGAACTTACCTGCATCCCAAGCATCATTAATCTTTTGCATTATTGGAGCAATCTTTTCTAAAGCGCCTTGTCCGATATAACCCATCATAGTTTTAGCAGCATTAGTCATCTTTTGCCATTGCATTAAAGGTAATTCTTTCATCTTTTGGATGTTTTCAGCAGAATAACCTGTATTATCACCAATCATTTTAGACAAGGCTTCAATCTGTTTGATTGGATCTTCAATAGCTTTAATGTCTTTCAAAGCACTACGAGGTAATTCAA